TTGCAAAGATATATCGAACGCACGGAGAGCGGGGCAAAGGATGAACTGTATACGCTGAGACACGCGCGGAAAGCGCTAAAGGTACAGGAGGCAGAATATGCGAAAATCATATAAACAATTTCTACACGAAACTGGATTTCCTGATTGCAAGGAAGTTAAACCGATGTACCGTTGTTGGTGGCTGGAAAAGCATTCCGATGTGATTTGGGCAACAATATCGATAATACTATCAATAGTTGCATCAGCAGCGGGTGCGGTAATAACGGTTAAGTTTATTTTGTGAGGTGAACACATGTGCAGAAACAACCTAAAGCAGGCACGGCTGAGCGCCGGGCTGACGCAGCAGCAGCTGGCGGACAAACTTGGAATTAGCCTTCGGCATTATAAATATATCGAAAGTGGAAAAGTTACTGGAAATGTTGAAATTTGGGATACGTTAGAGG